ACGGTAACACTGGAGGATCTTTATCCACCACTACTTACACAATGCCGTTAAGAAATGCCGATGGTATGACCTTGGATACGGTTAACACAAATATTTATGTATTGGTAAGATACACCGGAGACCCAACACCGATTTCAAACATAACAGTAACATTCTCATAATAGTAACAGATGGCAATTAATAGTACAGAAAAATCATCGAGGTTCCTCCAAAGTAGAAGGTATACCCATGATTCTTTTACTGATGCCCAAGAAGCGTTCACCTCGGTTCTTGACATAAACTCCAATGAGGTATATACCGATCAGAGTTTAATTCCATCTGCGAGCTTGCCTTTTAGTGGAAGCTCTCAAAGTGGATCTGTGTACACTGCAAACGGTATAAACGTAATGCAGTACTACTACAGGTATCCGATGACAAGATCGAACCTTGTTAGCGGATCTGCAAACGAGGTGTGGTTCTTACTTTCTCCTACCGGTTCCGTATCTGGTATCGGTGCGCAGATCATTAGCGCCAATCAACAGACCAACTTTATTTCGCCTAAATACGCTACGCCTTCGTTGGCCAACTCTACTGCGGAAGATTCTCCTGCAGGTTATTTAGCCAAAGTATTCGTATCGAACAATGCGGTGGCTCCGGCAGGTACAGACGTTGTGTCAGTTAACAACTACGCGTTCGATTACAAGACCGGTGTTTTGGAATTTGCCACTAACGCAGTAGCTCCGACGACAAGCCAATATGTTTATATTACAGTTTATCAATATATTGGTAGAACTTTAAGCACGTCGTTAGGATCTTTGACCGGATCTTTTAGCGGATCGTTCTTTGGAAACGGCGCAGGACTTATCAATATTTCTGCAAGCGCTATCGTTGGACTTAATCTTTTTCAGATAGCCACAGGAAGCGTTACGGCAAGCGTTAACGTTGGCCCAAACATATTCACCGTAGCTTCTTCTAGTACTACTGTATTTAACTTGACCAATAGCGGAAGCTTAACAATCAACGCTACTGGATCGGTTCCTTACTTCTTTTTGATAACTAGTGGAAGCAAAAACGTATTCAAAATAAACAACGAAGGTACTGTAGAGAACAAAGTTTTCGAAGGCGGTTACATTCCAACGGCACAGTACGGTGGAATCTACTTTTCTAGTCAATCAGTCTATATTGGATTGGATCAAGCTACTTTTAGCTAAAATGTTACGATATTTATAAACAGTAAAAACTAACAAAAGATGCCAGCAACCTGGAAAAAAGTCATTGTCAGTGGTTCGTCCGCTGAATTAGCCAATTTAAACGTCAACACACAGATCTTTGCTAGCGGTTCTATTAACGTAGCCAATTCATCTGGAGTTGTTAATCAAATAATCTCTTCTACTGCTGCTCAATTGACCGGTAGTTTTACAGGATCTTTCTCTGGTACTGTAACAGGTACTGTATCGGCTACGTCGTCTTACTCTGTTTCTTCTTCTTATGCGTATACAGCGTCAAGCGCGGTTAACGCTTCTGCATCACTTATCGCGGTTTCTGCTTCTTACGCTTACACTGCGAGTTCTGCTATCAACGCTTCTGCTTCTTTGATTGCGGTTTCCGCTTCTTACGCTTACACAGCGAGCTCAGCAGTAAACGCAACTTCTGCATTAACGGCATCAAGTGCTGATAACTTTGTAGTTAGAAACTCTTTAACAGCTTCAAACGCTGTAATACAAAATACTCTTACTGCTCAAACTTTAATAGTAACGACAGTAAGTTCTTCTGTAGAATTCAGCTCAGGATCTAATATCTTCGGTAACTCGACTGCGAATACCCAAACAATGACGGGTAGTTTGAACGTTTCCGGAGCAGTAAACATAATAGGATCTATCAACGGAACCAACGGTGGCTTTACGGGTTCTTTTTCAGGATCTTTCTACGGAGCTTATACAGGTTCTTTATTCGGAACTTCTTCTCAAGCAATTTCTGCATCTTACGCTTACACTGCGAGTTCTGCCATAAATGCTTCAGCATCATTAATAGCAGTTTCATCGTCTTACGCTTATACAGCAAGTTCTGCTATTAACGCATCTGCGTCTTTGATTGCTATATCGTCTTCTTACGCAGGAACTGCATCTTACGCCATACAAACTATTGCCGCATTAAGCCAAGGTAGTGGTATAACAGCGTTCTCTTACAACGGATCTTCTTCTGTGGCCATATCGGTATCTGGCGCTGCAGCTTTATCTTCCAACTACCTTCCAAAATGGACCGGCGCAGGATTTTCTAACTCCAATATTTCGGATTTAACTACTAGTATTTCCGTTGCAGTACCTACTTTCTTTACTTCGGACGTTACAGTAGGAGGTAATATTACAGTAAACGGTACGGCATCTTTCATCAATACTCAAAACGTATTGATCAAGGACAAATTTATTTTACTTGCTTCTGGATCTACATCTTTGACAGACGCAGGTATCGTAATAGCCTACTCTGGTAGCATGACCGGTAGTGCCTTCTATTTGAGTTCTAACAATACAGGACCTTACGGTCGTTGGGCAGTGGCTTATAACCAAGGAGATTCGGTTCAATCAGTTACAGCAGACGAATATATGGTAACTACTAAAGTATCTGCAGCCGCTCCTTCTAACGCAGTGGCTCCAACTTGGGGTAGTGCATCTAACGGTGTTGGTAACATGTGGGTAAACACAACAACAGACGACATTTATATTTGGGCATAATAAAATTTTTAACACGTTATGGGATTTTCATTTACAGCTAAAAAGGAACAGGAACTACAAACAGTTCAAGAGCCTCAATTGCAACTTACGCAAAGCGAAGTCGAGGCGATACTTACCATGATTAAGGACTCTAGCTTCAAGGGCGAACAAATAGAGTACGTTTACAATCTAGTATACAAACTTCAAGAGTACTACAAGCTTTTAATCTCTTAGTTTGATATTTATATGTAGCAAACTTATTAATTAGTTTCTAGAGATAGAATCTTTTTATTGGCCACGAAAGTGGGAGTGGGCAGTATACACTGTAACCAACCGTAATTAGAAGAATGGATTATTTGAAACATTATCAACTATTGTGTAATAGTAGAAAGGCCCTAAATCGCAAAAAAGATTCTGAGCATTACTACGAAAAACATCATATACTACCCAAATCTTTAGGGTGTTCTAATAGTGTTGATAACCTCGTATTATTAACTTCCAAGGAGCATTACGTAGCCCACTTACTACTTTATTTTCATTATAAGAAAATAGGAGGCGCACCATTAAGAAAGATGGCGTTCGCTTTTGTTAGCATGCTATCAGATCTTAATGGTAATAGAATGCAAATTTATGGCTCAAGACAGTATAAAATTATACGAGAAGCAGCCATTGCAACTAAGTTAGGAGTTAAAATAGAGGATACAATAAACTATAAAAAGCCAAAATCAGAATCTCATAAGGATAATATTAGATTAGCTAGAATTGGAACAATTAGATCCGAAGCTACTAAAATCAAAATATCTTTGAATAGATCTGGAGTAGTGCCAAAACACAATAGCTTAAGAGTAGAGTGCCCTATTTGCAATAAAAAAGGACAACTTACCGCCATGAAAAGATGGCATTTTGATAACTGTAAACAAATAAGCCATGCCAAGTTGGCGTAAAATCATATCATCTGGTTCAGCTGCCAGTTTGAGTTCCTTAACAGTAGACACATACGTAAGCGCAAGCAGCTTCAACGGAACCTTTACCGGATCTTTATTCGGAACTTCTTCTCAAGCAATATCGGCCTCTTACGCTGCAACTGCGTCTTATTTACTTGGGTATATCTCTCCTTTCCCATTCACAGGATCTGCACAGATCACCGGTAGTTTGGGTGTAACGGGAAGTATCAACACAGCGGGTAACATTACGACCACAGGAACCATTACTGCTCAAACGTTGGTGGTGAGTACGATAAGTTCTTCGATAGAGTACAGTTCTGGTTCGAATATCTTTGGAAATTCTACTTCCAACACACAAACCATGACGGGCTCCGTGAACATTACCGGAAGCCTTAACGTGGTTGGTAATTTGGTCTTCACAAACAGTTCATCTTACGTAGGTAACTTGGCCGGATATGGAGCAAACGCAACTTCTTACTCTGTTTTCTTGGGAGAACAGGCGGGTTACAGTGCGTCTTTGTCCGCTAACGCGACCTTCCTAGGATCTTTTGCTGGCTTCAACAATACGAGTTCTTCTTTCACTACTGCAGTTGGTTACGGAGCTGGAATTTACGTTACTGCGTCTGGCAACTCTACAATGGTCGGTGCTTACGCCGGTTACAGCGCTTCTTACGCCGTGGGTAGTACTTTCTTGGGCATATACGCCGGAGCCGCTGCATCAGCGTCTTCTTACTCTACTTTTGTGGGACCTTACGCAGGTTATCAACTTTCTGGGTCTTCTTACTCAATTGCTTTGGGATACAATGCAGGAGTGAACAATCGCATAGGTAACAATAACATATTAATAGGTACCAACGTTCAATTGGCAAGCGGAAGCGTTAACTCAATGAACATCGGAGGTTTGATATTCGGATCCGGTTCTTACTTTAGCTCTACGAATCCTTCTTCTGGTTCTGCAAACGGTAAAATCGGTATCAACCAGCCGAATCCACAATACGCATTGGACATCAGCGGTAGCGTAAACGTATCTTCTAGCATTGGATCTACTGCTTTCTTCGCAAATGCTGATACTTTGGTTATTACGGGCTCTATCTTCTTGACAGGATCTCAAAATATCACAGGATCGTTGAATGTAACCAACGGAGTTACGGCTTCTTTGTTCGGTACATCTAGTCAGGCAATTACTGCATCTTACGCATTGACAGCATCTTACGCATTAAACGGTGGAAGCGGTGGAGGAAATTACTCTGGATTATTTGCTAACTTTACTCAATCTAGTGCAGCAACTACTTGGTCGTTTACTCACAATCTTAACACTAAGACTCCACTAATACAAGTTTACGATACTTCTTACAATCAAATCATTCCTCAGTACATTTCTGGTTCTACGGTTAATACTGTAATATTACAATTCGGTATTCCAACCGCAGGTTACGCTGTAGCAACTAACGGTGGAGGACTTTATATTACGGGTTCTACTTCTACTTTGGTTCAGGCAACTCCTGCAACTACTTGGTCCTTTGTACACAATCTAAACAATCAGTACAACACTTATCAAGTCTACGATACGAACAACGAAGTAATAGTACCTTATAGAATTGTAGCCACAGATTTGACTTCTTCTGTAATTTACTTTGCATCGCCTATCGCCGGTAGAGCAGTAGCGCAGTACTCTGGAGTGAACGGAACTCCAAACGCATTGTCAGCTTCTTATTCTACTACAGCATCTTATAGTATCAGTAGTATTAGCTCATCTTATAGTACAACCGCGTCTTATATTAATGCGCTGAATCAAACGTTGACTTTGACAGGATCTTTGAACCAATCAGGAAGTTATTATATCACCGGTTCTTTATCTTTGACAGGAAGCTTTACTCAAACAGGTTATCACATATTGACTACCGTGTCTCAAAGCTTAAACTTTGCGGACGACGTTGCTGCTGCGGCAGGAGGCGTTCCTTTGGGAGGACTTTACAGAAACGGTAACTTTATTCTTATCAGACTATCATAATTATAATATATGGCAATAGCACTATCTGGATCGTTGGTTTTAACTGGCTCGTTGACTACTTCGGGAAACATCGTAGCGCAAACTTTGGTGGTGAGCACTATCAGTTCTTCTGTTGAGTACAGCTCTGGTAGTAATATCTTCGGAAACTCTACAGCTAATACTCAAACATTTACAGGTTCGGTTAATATTACTGGTTCTGTTGGTATTAATACTGGAGTTCCTGCTTATACTTTAGACGTCAATGGTACAGGAAGATTTACAGGAAGAGTCGGAATAAATGGTTCAGCAACAACGTACGGATTAACAGCCACTGGAAATACTTATTTAATTGGTCAAACAAGTGGAACATCTGATTATGGTTTAGTAGTTCAAAATTCAGGTTTTAATAATTTATTTTTGATAAGAAATGATGGACAAGCTACATTCTCAAGTAGTGTAACGGCAACTCAATATACAAGTACTGCAAATATTGCTTTTGTTCTTGGTAACGCTGCTAATAATGACTTTACAATGGGCGGTTCGAGTAGCAGTATGAGAATATTAAATAACACTCAAACTACTGCTCTTTTCCAAATTACAAATGCAGGTGCAGCTACATTTGCAGGTATTGTAACAGCAAATGGTGGAAGATATAATGTACAAGGGGCAAATCAAAATACGGTTTTTTTCAATCAAAATGCAGGAGGAACATCAACTGGATTTGTTATAGGCAGAAGTTATGGTTCAACAGATACGCAAGATTTTTTTATTTATGATGTTGCAGCATCTACTCCAAGAATGTTTATTTCTTCGGGAGGCAATGTAGGCATAGGAACAACAAGTCCAAATTCCATATTACATATTAAAGGTGCATTAAGTATTCAAAGGAGTGTTAATAGTGATACTTCAACAATTAGTAATGAGGGGGGTAATTTTTATATTAATGCCGCAAGTGGGTATAATACAATATTCCAAAATGGCTCTACTGAATATATGCGTATTACAAGTGGAGGAAATGTGGGTATTAATAAAGCCAACCCAGGATCTATGTTAGATGTAAGTGGTAGTGGAACTGGTATTTGTTGTGTACAAGCTACTTCTCCAAGTGGTACCACGGCCGCTGTTATTCAATCATCATCCCCAACTGCAGGATCAACATCATGGTATGCATATGTAGCTCAATCTGGAAATGGTTCAGTAGTAACAACAAATACTATGTTTGTTTATGGTAATGGTAATGTAGTAAACTTAAATAATAGTTATGGTACTTTATCAGATATTAAATTAAAAGAAAACATTGTAGATGCTACTCCTAAATTAGCTGATATAATGAATTTAAAAGTTAGAAACTTTAATTTTATAGCAGATGAAAATAAAACTAAGCAAATTGGTTTTATTGCTCAAGAAATAGAAGAAATATTTCCAGGACTGATAGAGGAAAATCCAGATAGAGATATAGACAATAATGATTTAGGAACAGTAACTAAAACAGTTAAAACATCAGTATTAGTACCTATGCTAGTAAAAGCTATTCAAGAACAACAAGCACAAATAGAAGAATTAAAATCACTTATAAATAAATAATATGAAATACATCGTTTTAATGCAATTTATTCCTGGTTAAAAGATATTTATACTAGATGGCAATAGTATACAAACATACAAGACTGGATACAAACGAAGTATTTTACATAGGTATAGGATCTAAAAAAAGAAGAGCATATTCTAGTTATAAGAGAAGTTCTCATTGGCATAACATAGTTAATAAAGCTGGATACGAAGTTGAATTATTACACGAAAATATAGATTGGAATAGAGCTTGTGAAATAGAGAAAGAGTTGATTAAGTTATATGGAAGAAAAGATCTTGGATTGGGAACTTTGGTAAATTTAACAGACGGTGGAGACGGAAGATTTGGAGTGACTGCTTCTGATGAAACAAAGAAAAAAATGAGTCAATCTCATATTGGTTTGAATACTTGGTCAAAAGGAATAAAGAGACCAGAAGAGTTGGTTAAACAAATTACTGAAAGCGTAAGAAAATATTGGAAACATAATACTAGACGACCATTGACAGAAGAAACAAAAGAAAAACTTAGAATTCGTTTAGCTGGGAGACCTGGAACTTGGATAGGAAAAAAACACAGCGAAGAAAGCATAGAAAAAATGAAACGTTCGCATGGAGTGGGAAAAGATAATAAAAGTTACGGTAGAAAAAATACTGCGGAAACATTAGAAAAAATGAGAGAGTCTGCGTTAAAGATACCTAACTCTACTTGTCCTCATTGCAATAAAGTGGGAAAAAGTAACGCTATGGTAAGATGGCATTTTGACAACTGTAAATTTAAACAAAAAAATATATGAAATATATAGTACTAATGGAGTTCATCAGTGGGCTTTCGCAGATATGGGTAGCAAGATTAACTCCTGAAGATCCAATCTGGGAATTCGATACTTTAGAAGAAGCACAAGCTAAGGCAGCAGAACTTCAAGCGGCAGACACAACAGGACGTCAATACAAAGGAAGTCAAGAACAGCTTGGAGTAACGTACTAGAGCTCACCCTTAACGCAACATGTCAATAACGTTTGGTAACATACTAGGTTCCGGATCACTGGCCATGAGCAATAGAGGCTCACAGGGAGGAATTACGTTTATTACAAATTACTTTCCTCCTGTTGCACCGACGCCTTCGCCAACGTTTGCTCCAACAACTGCCCCAACTACGGCAGCTCCAACTACAGCTCCTACTCCTTCGCCAACGTTTGCGCCTACAACCGCAGCGCCTACAACAGCGCCTACCCCTGGACCAACGACAGCGCCAACAACTGCTGCGCCAACTACCGCTCCTACTCAAGCACCAACAACTGCACCAACGCCAAGCCCAACAACGGCTCCAACCACCGCTGCTCCTACTCAAGCGCCAACTACTTCTCCGACCACCGCTCCAACTACGGCAGCTCCAACTACGGCGCCTACTACAGCTCCTACACCGGCTCCAACGAATGCGCCTACTCAAGCACCGACTACGGCACCAACAACAGCGCCGACTGCGGCTCCTACTACTTCTGCTCCTACTACGGCTCCTACTACAGCACCAACTACCGCTCCTACGCCTAGTCCAACCACAGCACCTACTCCTGCTCCTACAACTGCACCTACAAGTGCACCAACAACAGCTCCTACCGCTGCGCCAACAACTAAAGCGCCTACGACTGCACCAACTACTGCGCCTACGACGGCTCCAACACCTAGTCCTACAACTGCTCCTACGACTGCACCAACCACAGCTCCTACAACGGCGCCAACACCTAGTCCTACGACTGCTCCTACACCAAGTCCAACTACATCACCAACGCCTAGTCCTACTACTGCACCAACGCCTAGTCCTACTACGGCACCAACGCCTAGCCCGACAGCTTCACCAACTACCGCACCAACTACGGCACCAACGCCGAGTCCTACTCCATCGCCTACGCCTAGTCCGACACCTAGTCCAACTCCGTCACCGACCCCAAGTCCAACACCGAGTCCTACTCCATCGCCTACGCCTAGTCCTACCCCTGCTCCAACAGCGGCTACGACTAACGTATCTTACTACGCTAAGAAGTCTACAACAGCTGGTACTTACTACATGTATTGGAGTACAGACAACGCTACTTGGAACCAAAATACTACAGCGTTGAGTACGTCTTGTAACAACATCGGTTCAACACCAAGTTACGCAGTGGGTACAACGTTCTACTTCGTAATGTCGAACCCAACCGCAGGCGGTCCTTCAAATCAAGGTTGGTCAACTAACTTAACTTCTGGAGTAACATGTCCAGGCACTACAACAAGTTGTACTTCGAATAGAGTAACTACGGTAACTTCTGGTACATTGACAGTAGCGTTAACCGGTAACACTGCATCTGGAATCTGTTAATAGACTCTTCACATGGAACTTTAAGTCCATAGGAATCAGGGATTTGTGTATATTTATTAGTAACTAAACACGGTTTTGCATGGAAGAACAAGTAATACCTCAAGAAGATTGCGGATGTGGTCGTAAAAAACCGAAGAATTTTTTATTGAACAACGCTGGCCTGGAAATTTATACAGTAGACGACTTTTTAACCCCAGAAGAGTGCGATCATTTGGCCGCTTACATAGAAGAGCATAGTTATAGATCTCAGGTAGCCGGGTACGGAGACACAGCGAGCACTACGACCGAAGCAAGGACAAGTTCTACTTCTACTTTGTACAACACAGATCCAATCGTAGCGGACATCAACGCAAGAATAAGCAACGATTTGGGAGTTCCTCAGGAAAACGGCGAGGACATGCAGGGCCAAATATATCAAGTTGGTCAAGAGTTCAGACATCATCACGATTACTTCACTGGAGACGGTTATATCAATCATTGTCTGTCCAGCGGTCAACGTACTTACACTTTCATGATTTACTTGAACGACGTTGAAGCCGGTGGAGAAACAAACTTTTCTTCGTTAGAGAACTATTCGATCAAACCGAAAAAAGGAATGGCGGTAGTGTGGAAAAATTCCGACGGTAAAGGCTCAGAAGTTCCGGCCTCTATCCACGCAGGAATGCCGGTTATAGAAGGCAAAAAGATCATCATTACAAAATGGTTCAGAGAAAGAGCGTGGAATATAGCAGAAGACAGTAGATTGGCAAAAGAATATCACGAAAACGCCAAAAATACTTTAGTGTTTAGGACCAAGGAAGACTTACCAAAACTTAGTGAATTGGGCTTCAAAGTAGTCAAAGTTCCCATCAATACATGGAGATTGATTCAAGAGGCTTACATGCTATTACAAAATGTTAAGACTCCGGAAGTATGGGACGGCATGGAAACTTTTATCCACGACAAAGACGGTAAACCTGCCGACCTAGATATATTCAACATGGACAACTGTTTCAGAATCAAAGAAATTATCATAGACGAACTACAACCGATTCACGAAGAGTTCATACAGAACAAGGCAAAATTAAAGCCCAAGTGGATCTACGGTATTAGATCGTACAAGAGCGGAGCAATACTAGAAAATCATACGGATACATTAGAAACACATCACGTATCTTCAATCATTATAGTCGACAAAAAAGTAGACAAGGATTGGCCTCTCGACATACAAGATCATAACGGAAACTGGCACAAAATTTATACCGAGCCAGGAGACATGATATTGTACGAATCAGCCATTTGTTTACACGGTAGAACTGAGCCATTCGAAGGCGAGTACTACAGAAATTTCTTCACACATTACACTTTAGCCGATTATAAATTTGTTCCGTAGTTATGGATTATGTCGTTTACAGTACTAGTAACTCTAACTATCAATCTTGGCAGTGTAGATTATTAGAGCATTCGTTTACAAGAGTAAATCAGCCAGGTAAATTAATTAGATTGTGTAGTCACAACTACCACGATCCGGATAGACCTTTTGATACGTCAGAGATATCGGAAATTATAAAGCTGCCCGATTACAGAACCAGATGGACCAAATATACCTCAAACGTAGATCTGGATTACGGAATAGTGAACAAGATCGAAAGCCTAAAATACTGGTTAAAACACTACAAAGGTATAAAGGACTCGGACGTAGTTTTGTTCGTTGACCCTGACATGATATTCGCAAAAGCGGTCACACAAACTGTACAACAAGGTACGATATTGGGTCAAAGATGGATAGACGAAGGATCTCACGATGGCAAACCTTTTAGAACTTACGCAAGTCACATTAAGGACAGAGTTACTAGGGACACGGTATTCATGTATCCTTACATCGCGACCGTAGGGGATCTAAAAAAGATCGTCGACAGGTACGCTAGCCTTTGTTACAAGATGAGGTTAGAAAACTTCCCAGATCTTTGGGAGTCAGAGATGTATTCTTTGATTATCTCTGCGTTGGAACAAAACATAGAAGTAAAGACGATAGACAATCTAGGATTCTGTACAACTTGGGCAGACAGAGACGGATTCACGAGCAAAGAGTTCGTAGATTCCATTCATCTGTATCACTATCCGTGGAGCATTCTAAACAAGGAAGGCGAGAGAATATTCAACAAGCAGGACTACACTTACAAGACCAGACAAGAGCACTGGGATAGAATTAATCCAAACGAAGCTACGACTTATTTGGAACAACAGTTTCTACAGGCCATAGACAGTTACAACACTGAGAAGAAGATAGATTTTTACTGGAGAGAAAACGAAATGGTGGACGCTTTGTTCGATTATAAGCCAAAGAACAAGTATTTAGTGTTCAGACCTTGGCCCGGTGGATTCAACAATATCAGAATGTCTCTAGAGTTGGCCGCTTGTATTGCGTTTTTACAAAACAGAGTATTGGTACTTCCACCCGAGTATCGCATGTATCTGTTAAACAACACGAACTCTTTTTCTACTTTCTTCGATACGCAAGATTTGGGAATAAAAACAATTTCTTTCGAGGAGTTCGAGCAAGAATTTAACGTTCAAGGTTGGGAAGACATAGAAAAGATATCGTACACTTTCGACGGAGATGTAGTCGATACTTTGCTTACTACCGATATTCCACCCGATGACGTAATCAACGGTCGTAAGACTAGCGATCTAAATTTGCTTAACGAGTATCAAGTACTGTATTTCAAGGACAATTTACTTGGAAGCTTTTACTTGAACATATACTCCAAGCAATTACCGCAGTTGTGTAAGTACGTAGCAAGACACATTCACTACAACACCGAAATATTCACTGAAGCTTACAAGGCCGTAGAATTCTTGAACGACTTCGGACGCTACTACGCAATACACATTAGACGCAACGATTTCCAGTACAAAGACCTATATTCTCCAATAGACGTAATATACGAAAACATCAAAGACGTAGTTCCTGAAGGATCTAAATTGTACGTATCTACGGACGAACAGGACAAGGCTTTCTTCGATCTACTAAGACAACATTACCAACTGTACTTCTACGACGACATTAAGCACCTAATCTACGCCAATATTAACGTGGACCTAATCGGTCCAATCGAGCAAATCGTTTGTACTTACGCCAAGACTTTTATCGGTAACAAACTATCGACTTTCTCTTCTTACATATATCGTTTGAGAGGATACATGAAGAATATTACAGACAAAAGATTTTTAACGTACCAAACAAAATGCCAACCGGACGAAGAAGAACCTTATTGGTGGGTTGCCGTATGGGCCAGAGAATATTCTCAAGTATGGGAGAGCATAAAGGACATCGAGTATTTTAACCCTGACATCAGCTTGGGACCAAAGACCGTGTTCGTATCGATAGCATCTTATAGAGACTCTCAATTGACCGATACCATAGACAGTTTATTCGCGAATCAAAGCGGAAAAAATACTATAATCGTCGGAGCCTGTATGCAGGACACGGAAGAAAACTACAATTCGTTCAAATACAAGGATCACCCTAACGTTAGAACTTATTTCATTCCTTATCAAGACGCAAAAGGCGTAGGGTTTGCAAGGAATTTAATTCAACAACAACTGTTCGATAACGAGGACTATTTTTTACAGATCGATTCTCACAGTCGTGCGTGCAAGAATTGGGATCAAATTCTAATCGATCAAATAAAAGACTGTCCTTCGGACAAAGCAATTCTGTCCACTTATCCAAACGCTTTCGACGTATTGGACAACGAACAAAAATACTTCCAATACGATACCTGCCCTTATTTAAAAGTACATCAAATAGACGAAAGCGGAAAGGTCCACGCCTGCAGCGCTGGAATAGTGGAGAAAGGAGCGCCGATGCTTGGATTCTGGATAGCTGCCGGATTTTTATTTACTAAAGGTCGTTGGTGCAGGGAAGTAGTGTACAGCAAGAATTGTATTTTGCCGGCGAAGAGGATCACATCTCTGTAATGTCCTACGCTAACGGTTGGGACGTATACGTTCCCGATACCTCTACTATATGGCACGATTATACAGACAACAGAATACAGAGCCCAACAAAATACAGACCGTTGCATTGGGAAGACCACCCGGGTGTGAGCGCTAATTTGGAACTGTTAAAAGATTTGTACAAAGACGCTTACGGCACAAAGACAGTAAGATCGGCAGAGCAATTCTTAGAGATCGCAAAAAAGATATCGAAATACGACGAGCACGTAGACATAGAAATACAATTCGACTATTCTAAAACTCCCGAACCAGATCCTAGCAAAAAAGTCAAAGTAATTATATTCGCTTTATTGGACAGAAACAACAAAGAAATATTCAGACCTGACTTGTACGACGAAGAAATATTTACTAGAACTTCTAACGTTAAAAAATTCCACATCTACAATCATGTGCACGAAAACGCAGTAAGTTGTTTGTGGTTCTACAAGTACGAGGACGATAGCTTTAGCGACAGGATAGATTTACCAATTACAAAAGAAGGCACTAAATACATACTATAATGAATAAAATATTTATATCGATAGCGAGTTACCTGGATTACGAAATACGATACACGATACTCGATTGCATAAACAAAGCAAAACACCCTGAGAATTTATATTTTTCTGTTTGTTTGCAGTACGACGAAAACGAAGGCACAGAAGAGGACTGCATCGACGATTTGGTAAAAAGGTACAATATCAAGATGAGCAAGTATCACTACACTTTGTCCGAAGGCGGTTGTTGGGCAAGACACATAGCTCAGTTCAATTACAACAACGAGGACTTTAGTTTACAAGTCGATTCTCACACACGATTCATTCAAAATTGGGACGAGATCGTTATACGCGACTACAACAAACTAAAAGAAACGGTAGAAAAACCATTGATATCTTTCTTGCCTCCGTCCTATTCTAGATTGGACAAAATAGGAATCGATTACGATCACAAGCACATATTCGATTTGGACAAGATAAACATTCCAAAGATAAAGTATATTACTCAAGAATATTGGCCGATATACGGTGGGTACGACAACGAGCACAACATAGGGTTCGAACCAAAAAACGTAGTTATTTTATACGGAGGCTTCATATTCACCGAAGGCAAATGGGTAAAAGAAGTAAAGCAGGACCCGGAGCACTATTATACTGGTGAAGAGTTTGCTTTGGCCATAAGATCTTATACCAAAGGATACGATATATACACACCGAGTCAAGTGGTAGCATGGCACAGAGCGCATCCGCAAGTGAACAAAAAACATTTCAACAACAATCCAGAAGAAGTAGCCAAAGCAAAACACGCACACGCTATTTCACGATTGATAAAACTAATCAAAGGCGGAGATTTGGGAGAGTACGGTCCAGGCAACGTAAGAACGGTAGAGGATTACATCAAATTCGCCGATATTAAATTCCCAGAGATCTAATGACAAAGCGAGTTATAAAAGACAACAAGTTAATTTCTATGTTCGATGCAGTTAGATTCATAACGTCGAACAAAGAGGATCTATTCGATGCCAAAATCGTAGAAGGGTTGGACGATTATAGAATTATCATAACTCATGGAGTTATGGGCGAATTGATCAATATCGTAGAAAACGACTACTACGGATTGGACAAATATAAGTTCGTTTTTCTTTGCAATAACATTGAGATAGTCAAGATGCTTCACTCGCTTAAATTGAGCGCGTATCTAATAAGCGAATACATCTTTTCTAACGAGGACGTGTACAGAATATACGAGGACATTGAGCAATATTGGGACTGTATATTTCCTGGCAGAGAATCAAAAACGCACGGTATATTCAACAGAAAGTACAGCGTGAATATCTACAAAATGTACCAACACTCAACGTACCCAGTACCGGCGGAAAACATGCCCTTATTTTTCAATCAATCGAAGTGCGGATTAATGACCACACTATCAGAAGGATCTTGTTTGTCCGTAGGCGAAATGTTGCTTTGTGGAATTCCAGTAATTTCCGTAAACGCGGCCAATAATTTACCCAACGAATCTTATTACCCTTTCAATAAACAAGCGTACAAAAATACTTACGACATAGTTTTACCTCACACACTTGGAGGCCGCGAATTATTTTTGACCGATAGCAATTCTATATATTGCGATAGGGACGACGATAGCATAGAGGCAGCGATAGTAAAAGCAAACAACAAACGTTGGAATCGCGTATCCATTAGAAGGGACTTTATATCCAAGTTGTATTTCGAAAGACTTCAATTAGTGTACTTGCTAAAGAGTCTATTGAAAGATCTACAATTTGAAAACGTAGATCCTCAAGAATTTATTAATTTACCTTACGGTAACAGTTCTATTACCACACATCAATGGCAAGAGATCTGGACAAAGTTATAATATATGTTTAATATCGCAGTATACTCAGGACACAACGCTTCTATTACTATAGCTCAAGACGATACGATCTTAGAAGTACTGGAGCTAGAAAGATTTACAAACTACAAAAACGCAGGGTTGATGTGGTTTAAACCAATGCACGATCCCGCTAAAACTATACAAGAGATACTTCTTTATTTCAAAATAAAATATGGAGCGCAAGAGTACGAAAATTTACTGTGCAATCAGGACGATACTGCAATGTACGAAAACGTATTCGATGGAAAGTCAAATTTCATCAAACTATTTAAAGCAAAAAATCTCATAGAAATATATCACCAAGAAGCTCACGCTTACGGTGCGTTTTATCAATCCGATCTTCAAGACGCAACCATAATAACTTTCGACGGTGGAGGAAACGATGGCTGTTTTAATTTTTACTCTGCGAATAGAAAAGATGGAGTGAAATTGACTCGCATGGATTACGATTATAATTTGGGAGAAAAGTACGCCGAGATAGGACACCATACGACCTCGATAAGAAGAGAGAATACTGTCAACATGTATCTAGAATATCCAGGAAAACTTATGGGACTCTGCGGTTACGGTAACATAAAAGAAGAGTACTTACCTGCCATGAGAAGTTTTTATACTGGTCATCACGGTCTACGAGAACTAAGGGACGAAAATTATAGAATCATGCAAAGAGCCCTAAACTTGCCTGACGAATTAAGTGGTAAAGTGGAGTTGGACATCGTAGCAACATCTCAAAAAGTATTCGAGGAAGTATTCTACAACGTTAGTAAAAAGGAGATAGAAGAATCGAACGATAAACTAATACTGTCTGGTGGTTGTGCTTTAAACATACTGAACAATACCAAGGTAAACGCAATATCCAAAACGTTCGTTCCACCGAATCCAAACGACGGTGGACTTTCTTTGGGATTCATGCTAAAGTACTTGAAACCAGAAAAAGCCTTCGATGCGACCTACATGGGCCCAGAAGTATGGGACAGATTTCAATTATCCGAGTACATTCACCAGTACGAAGGGAAAGCTTTGGACGAGACTAGATTGACTGAAGATATTATCATTGGCAAAATAGTCGGAATCGTACAAGGACGCTCTGAGATAGGTCCAAGAGCATTGGGAAATAGAAGCATAATATGTAACCCATGTTGGCCAGGAATGAAAGACATTTTAAACGCGAAAGTAAAGAATAGAGAGTACTACAGACCTTTTGCGCCCATAGTTAGATTGGAAGACGTAAACAAATATTTCGAGTTCGATCAAGAGTCCAAGTGGATGAGTTATTGTCCAAAAGTTAGAGAGGAGTACAGGGACGTTCTAAAAGCTATAACACACGTGGACGGTACGGCCAGAGTTCAAACTGTGACCAAAGAACAGAACGAATTATTGTACAACATGTTAACCATTATGGAAGACAAGACCAAGGTCGGAGTTTTGTTAAACACTTCTTTTAACATCGCCGGAAAGCCAATCTTGAATAGTTATAAAGATGCAATATGGATGCTTGAAAATACCCAAATGGACGGGCTAGTATTGGAAAACTATTACATAAAGAAATGAAAAACGTAGGATTTTACTATCAAGTTTGGCACACGAATAAGTTATCTATATTCGAAGCAATGAAGCGACTGAGATCCGTGTATCCGGACAACGAAGTAGTGTTAGTAATTGCAGGGCTGAGTAAAGACTCGGTTACAGAATACGAAAACGACTTTGTTAATATAATTAAAAGTAAATTCAACATAACTACGATCGACTATCTTTTTATAGAGGACAGTCCTTACATGGCCAAATGCATCTTAAACGTACCAGAACAAGAAAGCAAACGAGAAGAGTACATGAAATTTTCTCATCTGTGGTTCGATAAGTTTGTTTCTTTACCCTCTGAAAATATGGACGTAGTCGTTAACTGCTCTGACGATTGGTATCCAATAACACAAATTCCAATAGACTACGATGTGGACGTTTGCGGAAGATTGACTCCATGGAGCGATTGGATGGAAGAAGAGAAGATGAAGAGCAAATTCAATTTTAGCAAAAACGAACTTGTAACGTGGATACAACACGGTCACTACATGAACATAAAAAAACTAAAGCAAAAATACACAGAAGAAAATAAAAAATACATAGACGATGTGGTAAGAGACGTATTTCCTTCTAATCTACCAATATTCTTGGATTACTTTCACAGCTTATGGAACGTAGTAGCTTTTGATACGTTTAAAAGCGCAGATCACATTCACGAAGTCGGAGCGTTTAAAATTAATTACGAAGAAGACAATCACGGTTTTCCTTCTATTCACGGTGGCAAAGGATTACACTTTCTTCCAATAAGCGAAGAAATGATACAATTAGGAATCAAATAACTCAATATATGGCAAAAATTATTATTTTAAATCAAGCAACTATTTTTCACAACTATTCTCAAATAGATGCTTTATCGAGAACTACATGGGGACTTTATAAACACCCCGATGTTAAGTGTATCCACTACTATGGAGCTTACGACATAGACGATAGACCAGTTACAGGATTTCCAAGCATTCCTGCAAGGGGCGAAGTTCTAATGTTCGACGACGATAGAATGTTAGTCGGAGCAAACGATGGCAATGGACCTTATTTCGATCCAAGAGGGGAGAAAATGATGCTAGCTTACGAATACTGCTTAAAGCACTTTGAATTCGACTTCATACTAAGAATATGCAATACGTCTTACATAGACATCGAAGCAATGGTAAAATACTTTAACTCTATTAGAAAGGAACGAATCTACGATGGTACAAGAAACATGTACAACACAGAGATATTCTTCGTTACTGGGTTCAACAGCTACTTATCAAGGGACACAGTAGAAAAGGTAATAGAACACAAGCAGGATTATCTTGACATAAAATTACCCGAGGATTTGGCCCTAGGAAAACTACTAATGCACGATCTAAAGTACACGACCTTCGAAGATCAACCTCACGTAGACACTCACGTATTGGCCACAGAGCCAGGATTCAAACCTGACTCTTTTGTGGGTTCGGAAAGATTCAACTACAGATTCAGATCCCATACTGTGGACGAATACGTGGCATTTCACAACTATATGATAAGAAGATACCAAAAAGATTAAAATCCTAATTTATTCAATTTTTCGTATATTTATATACATAAACAACAATATAATTTATGATCACTATTATCATTATTGCTCTTGTAGCTTTGGCAGGATACGTTATCTATAATAAGACCAAATCTAAAATCTCCCAATTCGAAAACGAATTCAAGTCAAAAATCGATCAAGTTTCTAACATTGTAGAAGACGCAACAAAAGAAGTTGAAGAAGTTATTACAAAAGCTGAGACTATCGCAAGCTCTGACGCAAAGAAAGTTTTAGCAGAAGCTAAAAAAACGACTAAGAAAGTAAAAGAAGAAGTTGCAGACATAAAAACTAAAGCAACTAAGATAACAGCGAAATCTAACCAAAAAACAAAAAAGAAATAGTATATGGCAAAAATCACGTTAAAGCTTTACGAGTTCTATAGCTTGGAAGCGGAATTAAACGGAGTTATAGATCAACAAACTGGACAGAAAGTTTCCAACGGTTTGTTATTAGAAAGATTAAAAGTAACTACAAAGTACTGGTTACAAGAATTGGCTAAGAAAGCTGTAGCTGAAAAAGAAGCGTGCGAAGCTATTAGACAAGACCTAATCAAAAAGTACGGAGAAGAGGACGAACAAGGAAACATCGCTATTCAACAGTTTATCAATGTTGTTAAAGACGCAGACGGTAAACCAGTAAGCGGAGACATTAACCCTAAGTTCATCGAGTTCCAAACAGAATGGAACAACTTCTTAAACGAAGACAAAGACTTGGACTTCAGAGACTTTAAATTGTCAGAATTCGAAGAAACAAAATCGGACAGCGCTTTAACCACTTTCTTCAAGTTGGTAACAGCAGAAGATTAATACACCCAGATTAATGGCTCGCAACTAGCGGGCCGTTTTTCTTACATATTTATAATACACAGTTATGCCAGAAGCAAGTAAAATTACAGAGGACGAATTAGCAAGATTGAACCTCTTAAAACAGGACGCCTTAGAGGTAGCATCGGCGTTAGGAGAATTAAATTACCAAAAGACCATCTTAGAACTTCAGATAGACGATTTAACCAAGAAAATTAAAGACATTAGATCAAGAGAGTTCGATTTCTTCCAACAGTTAAAAGATACTTACGGAACAGTTTCCATAAATATTAATACCGGAGAATTTCAATAAAGTGTTTTGATAAATAGGTCTATATTTATTAGTAGCTAAAAAATAACATTAAATGGCCGAAACACTCATTAGTCCAGGCGTTTTCTTAAACGAGAACGATCAAACACAGATAACAGCGGGACCAATAACTGCAGGTGCAGCTATCGTAGGTCCAACAGTATTAGGACCGGTAAACAACCCAACTCTAGTAACTTCTTATTCACAATACAAGCAAATATTCGGTTCTACCTTCGTTTCTGGAGGTGTTACTTTAGAATATTTAACAAGCGTTGCTGCGTTGAACTATTTCAACCAAGGCGGTGCGTCTTTATTAGTAACAAGAGTAGCTTCAGGTTCTTACACGGTAGCAACAGCGAGCGTAGCTTCTACAGGTGGAGCTCAAGCTTTCCAATTGAATACCCTTTCAGTTGGTACAATCATGAACAACGCTACTGCATCAGGTAACCAAGGTTCTTTAATTTCAGGATCTGCTGCTAACGTTAGATGGGAGATCGTTGGATACAACACTGGATCTGGTACATTTACATTGAATATCAGACGCGGTGATGACTACGAGAACAATAAGAACGTATTAGAAAGCTGGTCAAATCTATCTTTAGATCCAAATCAAACTAACTTTATCTCTTACGTAATCGGTGATCAATATCAAACATTGACTCAGGACGCAAGTACAGGAGCTTATTACTTACAAAACACTGGTAGCTACGCTAACAAGTCTAAGTATGTATACGTTGCTTCTGTTAACACAACTCCTAACTACTTCGATCAAACTGGTAAACCTCAAAACCAATATACAGCTTCTTTACCTCAATCTGGTTCAGGATCTTATAACGGTGGATTCGGCGGTGCAATTGGTCAGTATTGGGGATCTTACGGTCAAGCTGCGTTAAACATGTTTGAGAATATTCCTACAGTAACATCAATTTATTCTAGCCCAACAAGCAATATTCAAGGAGTTTACGGTCCTGACTACGATACAGCTATTAGCTTATTAGCTAACCAAGATCAGTACGACTTCAATATCATATACGCACCAGGTTTAAACAACCAAAATGCTCCAACAGAAATCAACAACTTATTGACTTTATCAAGCACAAGAGGTGATAGTATTTCAGTGGTAGACTTGGTTGGATACAATCAACAATTGGCTACCGTAACTAGCGCGGCTACAAGCTTCGATAACTCTTACGGCGCTACTTATTGGCCTTGGATTCAAATCAAATCTGCAGAGACAGGAAGAATGAACTTTATACCAGCTTCAGTTTTAGTACCAGCTGTATACGAGTACAACGATAAGATTGCTGCAGAATGGTGGGCACCAGCAGGTTTAAATAGAGGTGGTTTGGCTACGGCTTTACAACCTGAAAGAAGATTATCTCTTACAGATAGAAACAACTTGTACGCTGCGAAAGTTAACCCAATTGCTACCTTTACAGGAGTTGGTACGGTTATCTACGGTCAAAAGACATTGCAAGCGAAAGCAACTGCATTGGACAGAGTAAACGTAAGAAGATTATTGATCTCATTGAAAAGATACATCAGACAAATTGGTCAAACTTTGGTATTCGAACCTAATACTCAAGTTACTTGGAACAAATTTGTTAACCAAGTTAACCCGTACTTAGAATCAGTACAACAAAAGCAAGGATTGTACGCTTTCCAAGTAATTATGGACAGCACTAACAACACTCCTGACCAAATCGATAGAAACATTTTAGTGGGTAGCATTTACTTACAACCTACAAGAGTGGCTGAATTTATCCAATTAGACTTCAACATTTTACCAACTGGCGCAACATTTGCCCAATAATAAACTATAACAAACAACTATAATGAAAAATAGTACATTAATTAGAATCAAAGTTCCTAAAGCTTTATACGAATCAGCTCTTAGAAAAGCATTATTAGAAGTTGCTGGAAAAGAACCTAAAGTTGGTCACAAAGGCAATAAATTTGCTAAAGAGGACGACTACAGCAAAAAAGCTAAGACTCCAAAACCAACTGCAAAGCATACGGACAAAGAGCCTAAAAAAGGCGGTGGAGCTCACAAAGGAAAAGCTTTCGTTAAAGACGACGCGTATACTAACAAAGTAAGCGCTAAGAAATCTTTGGGTGAAACTAAGAAGAAGATGAAAGAAGCTACTGAAATTGAAAAATTCCGTACTTTGACTCCAAATAGAGAAATCGTTAAGGACGCAAGTAGAATGCAAGAAAGAAAGCGCAAAGTTGAAGAAAAGAAGAAGATGGAAGAGCGCAAGCACAAGATCAAAGAAACAAAAAAGCACGACGATACTGCAGCTGATACAAAGTTAATCAAGAAGTTAGTAGCTCCATCTGCGTTAAAAGCAGCAGGAAGCAAACACCCAGACGAAAAGGCTGACGTTACTTTAATGCACAAAAAGCTTAAACCATCTGCTTTCAAAGGTTCTAAATAATTAGATCACAGATATTTATATAAAATAAGAACAAATGCCAATTTTAGATCCTGCGGAAATAATGTTTACAAGCTTTGAACCAATTGTTCAGAATCGCTTCGTATTCTATATAGACGGTATCCCTTCATATTTGATCAAAAAAGCTGATGCTCCAGGCGTTACTTTAGGTGAGATCAAAATCGAACACATCAACGTTTATCGTAAGTTAAAAGGTAAAGCAGAGTGGAAGGACATCGCCTTAGAATTATACAGTCCAATATCTCCATCAGGCCAACAAGCCGTAATGGAATGGGTGAGATTACATCACGAGTCAGTAACTGGCCGCGATGGTTACTCTGACTTCTATAAGAAAGACTGTAGCTTGACAATATTGGGTCCAGTTGGAGACGTAGTTTCCGAGTGGGTTATCAAAGGCGCTTTCATCAAAGAAACTGGCTTTGGTACATTTGATTGGGCTACTGCAGATCCTACTATGATAACTTTATCACTCGGAATGGATTATTGTGAATTGAATTATTGAGCTAAATTACTAGAACATTTATTGAACTTAATTTTTAATTTGTTAAAACCTCTGATATTTATAATAAAAGAGGTTTTTTTATGCTTACAAGTTACTTTCAAATTATTAGACAAGCTATCAAAGAAGATAGAACAAAAGACGGTGAAACTTATTATGAAGCTCACCACATAATACCCAAATCTTTTGGTAAAAAAAGTTCAACAGTATTGCTCACAGCGGATGAACATTACAGAGTTCACAAAATACTAGTGGAGTGCTTTAAAGATCACTCATTATACGCTTATAAAGTATATTGGGCTTTTCACAGAATGTCCTACGATGGATCAAAGACTTTAACAGAACAAGAATACAAAGAGGCAAGAGAATTATTAATGCCACTATGGAAAAGAAAAAAATCTATAGAGCATAAAAAAAGAATTGGAAAATCTCACAAAGGAAAAAAACAAATCATTAATCCCAATACAGGAGAATTTAAATTTATAGAATCATCAGAACTTCAAACTTATATAGATTTAGGATGGATAAATACCAATAAAAGTGTAGGAACAAAGAGATCAAATAAAAGTAAAAGTCTTATATCAATTAAAGCCACAGAATCTAAACTAGGAAAGATAGGAGAAGATTCCAGAGCAAGTAAAGGAATAGTTATATGTGAGAATATAGAAACAGGAGACAAAATAGAAGCGGGATCTGCTCTTCAAATGTCTAAAAAATTAGGCAATATCCATTATTCAGTTATACACGAAGCTTTAAATGGATCTAACTACACTAATTATAAACCTAGATCAAAAGGCAGTAAGTACTATAATTTCCTTCAGACGCATAAGATATATTACAAATAAAACTCTATATATTTATTTAAAATTAAGATATGATTAAATTAGAGACTCTATTAAAAGAAATAATTGACCAATCACAGTATCAATCTAAGTATGATACTTGGGAATTGGGTCTAATTAAAGCTTGGGGACATCTTTTATACCTTTCGTATCATAATATTCCTGATACAATTTCAAAAATAGTTGACGAAAAAATCACTAAAAAAACTTTTGAGGAGTATTATAGAAATGCAGACTCTGACGAAGATCTTCAAGATTGGATGAGTGATGAACCTCCAACAATGAATAAAGGCGTAGCAGTATTTGATAAAAATAGATTGTTTCAAATGATGACTTCTGTTGCGAATAAAACAAAATTAAAAGATCCTTTAGTTATATACAGATACGATAATACTAATTACGATCAAGGTTGGAATTCTTATACTATAAATAAAAATGAATCAACCTATGGAGGAAAAGATAGGACTATGAGGTCTTATACACTACCTAAAGGATATCCTGTAATTTTTGCAGATGGAATTGCAGACGATGACGAAGTGATTGTTAATCTATCAGCAGCAGAAAAAGCAAAATTTATAAATAAATAGCTTTTCACCGCGGTCTTTTTTTATGCCGGAAAAAATTGTATTTGTATATTTATACTAAAATAAACAATTTATGGCAGAATCAAAGTTTACGGTACCCACAGAGATGGTGGATTTACCAAGCAAAGGATTACTATATCCTTCAACCAACGCTTTATCTTCGGGTAGTATAGAGTTAAAATATATGACCGCTAAAGAGGAGGATATATTGACCAACGTGAACCTGTTACGTCAGGGCATAGCTATTGAGAAGATGCTTAAGTCTATTATCAAATCCCCAATCAACTACGAGGATTTAGTCGTAGGAGACAGAAACGGATTGTTAGTTGCGGCTAGAATTTTGGCTTACGGTAAAGATTACACTTTAAAGATCACAAATCCCAATACCGGAGAAGCGGAAGAGGTCAACGTAGATCTTCAAACTTTAAAGTACAAGGAAGTTGATTTCTCTGTGTTCCAAAACGGAGAAGTTACCTACGAGTTACCTTTCACCAAAAATGTGGTTACGTTCAAGATCCTTACGGTTGCAGACGACAAGCAAATCGACGAGGACATAAAAGCAATCAAAAAAACTTTGGGCTACGAACCAGGCGCAAGCGAGAGATTGAAGTACCAAATTACATCGGTTAACGGAGACAGAACTCAAAAGTCCATCAGAGACTTTATCGACTCGGGCGCTTTATTGGCAAGGGATTCCAACCCGTTGAGAAAGTACATGAACTCGGTTACTCCTGACATCGAAATGACCACTACTGTAACTTTAAAGGACGGAACTACGTTGGACATCGACGTACCTATGACGTCGGAATTCTTTTTTCCCGGGCTCGGCGTATAGAGCAGTCTTTATGACCGAAATCTTCGAGTTAGTTTATCACGGAGGTGGAGGTTTCAGTTACTCTGAAGTGTGGAACATGCCGGTTACACATAGACGTTTCAATCTAAAAAAGATCAACGAGTACCTCGAGAAGGTAGAAGAGTACAAAGACCAACAAAAACAAACGTTAACGGATAAGTCCGATCTAACCGCCGTGAAAGTACCAGAACAGGTAAATAAGGCCAGTCAGAAACAACCTTCCTACGTATCCAAAGTAAAGCAAAAGAAATAGGTAAGATCGATATTTATACCTAAGAAACGAACTAAATGGCCGATAAAGATCCTAAAAGCGCAGTTGGTAGTGATTTGAAAGGGGCGATTTCAAACCTTAAATCATTTACCGACGCTACAGAAGCTCAAAACGCTGGGCTAAAAGATTCTATCAATCTGTTGAAGGACATGAGTAGGTCCTACGATAGAATAGCTGATAGAGTCTCTGCCATGAATAAGGCCACTATCAATACGAATAAGTTAGAGAAAGAATTAGAGAAGGTCAAACAACAGCAGAATCGTGCCGCCAGAGAATTGGCTGAGTGGGAAAAACAACAGTCGGAAACCGTTAAGATGTATAACAAGGATCTTAACGCAGAGTTGTTATTGCAACAAAAGATCAACAACAAAGAATTAGAGGGCACTCAATTAAAAAAGGCGAACAAATACCTTAGATCTTTGCAGAACGATCTTGAGTATCAATCGTACAAGACTTCCATTATGGCCGTTAACAAAGCCAGAGAAGAGGTAGACTTGATGCAAGAAAGAGTGGACGAAGAAAAGTTGATAGCGGAAAAAATCGGATTCACTGGTAACTTACTAAAACAGTCGAACAAATATTTAGGCATCGGTGGAGGACTTTACGGAAAAATAGTAGAAGAAGCAAGGGAAGGTGAAGTAAAAACCAAGGGCACCGTAATTGCTGTTGCCGCTTTGGCCGCTGGTTTAGCATTGGCCGCAAAAGTAGGAGGAAAGGTAATAAGCGGTACTACGGATCAAATGTCAAAATTGTCCGATTCCGATACTATTCAAAAAATGACGAGCGGAGTTTCGGGACTTCTTAAAAATATTCCATTTGTGGGAGGTCTTTTGGGTGGAATGGTTGATTCTGTATCTGCATTTTTGGATTTGACAATTAATGCTTCTAGTAAAGTGCAAAAAATGGGTCGTGAATTGGGTCTTAGTGCAGCTGAAGCCTTAAGATTAAATAATTCATTTAGTCAATTCTCCAGTAATACAAATGATGTTTTAGTAAATAGCGAAAAATTATTTCAAACTCAAATAGAATTAGGCCAGCAATTAGGAGTTTTAAATACCGTATCTAATGATAGATTACAAACTGATATTCATTTAAAAGAAATAGCGGGATTAGATCTACAAACGAGAGGTTCTTTGGTAGAATCTTCTGTTATTCTTGGTCAAAATCAAAAAGACATCATGAATTCCGTGTTTGCTCAAGTCAAAGGACTTAAACAAGCCACAGGAATTCAATTGGATCAAAAAGGAGTTCTTAAGGAAGCATCGAATCTTGGAGGTTATCTAGGATTATCCTTTGCCAAATACCCAGCGCAATTGACCAAGAGCTTGATTTCTATCAAAGCCATGGGACTTGAGTTAAAACAACTTGACTCAATGGCCAGCTCTTTCTTGGACTTCGAGTCAAGCATATCCAGCGAGTTCGAAGCGCAGTTATTGACCGGCAAAGACATCAACTTAACCAAAGCCAGAGAGTTGTTCTTGAATAACGACTTGGCCGGCGCAGCCCAAGAAATTACGAGTCAAGTCGGTAGCTCTGCTGATTTCATGAAGATGAACAGAATCCAGGCAGAATCCTTAGCGAAAGCCATGGGAATGACCAGGGATCAAATGGGAGACATGTTGAAGAAGCAAGAGTATATGTCTAAGATCGGAGCCAAAGACACGGATAACGCTCAGAAACAGTACCAGTTAGCATTAGCAAAATACGGTACTCAAAAAGAAATGTCAGCAATGCTTGGAGAAGATACAGCTAATGCTATCATGAACGCGTCTGCTCAAGAAAAGATCGCAGGATTAATGGACAAAATTAAACAAGGATTTATTGATTTAATATCAAATAGTAATATCACTGGTTTTATAGATAGAGCTATTAAGTGGCTTGGAGAAAAAGGAACTATTGAATATATAATTAGTAAAATAAAAGGATTCTTTTCTACTGTCTTGACTGTTACTGGAAATGTAGTCGGTGGAATCATGAAATTTTTGAACTATATTCCTGGAATTAACATAGACGAAGGGTTGATAGAAACTGTTTCCAACTTGGGTAGATCTTTGGGTACGGCAACAATCGGTGGAGGAAACGCATTCGCAACTCCAGCTACTGTATCCGAAAACAAAGCAAAATCCGAAGCTGGCAAAACACAAGTGACTCCACCTCAAAATCAATTTGCGGGCGGAGCTTCGCCAATAGTTAACCTTAACGTAACTAACAAACTTGATCCTATTACCGGTAAATCCGTAGTGGAAGTAACTGACGTTAGTTATTCTCCAAATTTGGACAAAACTGCTAATCATTCAAACGGTCATTAATACCATAACAACTAACTAAATGCCAAAATTAGTCGACTTAAAAACATCGTTAAAGGACCTTAAATTCGGTAAGGATCAAATTGGTGGAGGAAACTCTGGTCAACCTTATCAAACTTTTTCCATACCAGACGATAATGCTACTCCACTAATTACGGACTTTTGGCAAAATAACAACTCTAGCTTGGACTACCCTATCAGAGGTGGTAGTTTAATTGGATCGGATATCGGTGCTTACACTTTAAACGGACAAATAGACAAGAACAGAATACAAAAGTTCTTAAAAGATCCAAACAGAGGTAGAAACTTCATACAAAAACAGGTAGGATTACAGAGATCGAATCCTTTGATGGAGACCGGTAACGCGGACAGCAGCAACATTTTAAGCACGATTCAAAACATAATTGGTCCTATTCCAAGCGTTTTATTGGGATTGGGTTCAAATTTGGGAGGACTGTTCAATTTTACTGGAGCAGGAGGAAACAATCAAATTTACAACGACGGCAAAAATACTTTGGCTCAAGTCTTGGCTTCTGGCACAGGAGTGCACATAGAAAGAGCCGGAAAAATACCTTTCGATACCAACGCTAGATATTATACAGACGTAGTAGGAGCTCAGTTGTATTACAATACCAACGAAGTTTCTCAAGTGAATCGTTTGTTACTATTACAAAGTAGCAAATTGTCTTCTGGAATTTCGGGCAATCAGTATAAAAGTATTCCTATCAACGCTCTTGGACTTGGTATATCCCCAAGAAATTTGATATTGTTCGATTATCCTGGAGGTCCTAACTCAACTTACGGCGTAGGCAATACTACAATATTAAGATCAGTAAACAGTTCGGAAGCTTACGACCTAACGCAAGATCCTAGTTCCAATTCGCCTTTTCCTAACGTATTCACTATGGCTTACGAGCAAATAATGAATGCGCAAAACAACACTCCTCAAAGTTTGGCTTCTAACGGTCAAAATAGAAACGCAACTACTTTAAACGATTATAGAAAAGTTACGGGAGCTCCGGCAGGAAGTAACGTTTGGGACAAATCGGAAGGCGTAGACTATAGATTCTACAACAACGGTGTGGATAAAATGAACAGCGCAAACTTGGCAGCGTTAATAGCAAACGATCCTTTCGAGAACATAACTCCAGGATCTGACTCTGACGACATCATAAAGTTTGGATTCGAATGTATGAGCAACGATTACGTTGGTCAATCCACTCCGCTTTTCTTTAGAGCGTTTTTGACCAATGGAATAAACGACAATAACAGCGGTGAATGGGGTTCTTTTAAATACATGGGTAGAGGTGAAACGTTTTACACTTATCAAGGATTCAATAGATCTATATCTTTTGGATTCAAGATAGCAGTATTTTCTCAACAAGAAATAAAACCTTTATACAATAAATTAAATTATTTAGTTTCACAGGTATATCCTGACTATTCAAGCGCTGGATACATGAGAGCGCCAATAGTTAAGTTAACAATAGGAGATTATTTGTACAGAGTTCCAGGAGTTTTAGAGAGCGTGAATTTGACAGTAGACAACGGTACTCCATGGGAGTTGACAAGTTACGGTACGAACAATCAAGACGTTGCTCAAGTTCCAAAAGTAATAGAAGTTGCCGTATCGTTCAAACCAATATTCGACGAGTTACCTAGAAGATCGGTTCCAGGAAGCGATCCTACTCAAACCGTTGGATCCGCGATTGTGGGTAGAAGAGGATTTTTGAACGTGACTACTGGTAGCTTACAAGTTCCTAAGCCTATATTGAATGCGCAACCGGTACAAACTACTAGAACTACTCCTACGACTTTCGATAAAACTAATTTGACATTACAATCAAATCCAACGGGTATAGTGCCTAAAAAATAATTTTAAATGTTCAACAGATACCAAACCATATCAATACAGAGCGATCCGGTTAGCGGAAGTCAATTCTTTGCAAACGCAATCTACCCTGACATTCCCGTAACCGACGACGACGCTTACGTTGTTACTACGATGGGAGACAGATTGGACATAATGGCCCAAAACTTTTACAACGACGTAGACTTTTGGTGGATCATAGCCTCAGCAAATTCTTTGACTGGAGATTCTTTATTTCCTCCAGTTGGAATGCAGTTAAGAATTCCTGCAAATTTGGTGAGCATAGTAAACAGTTACAAAAAAATAAACTCAATTAGATAATGGCCGGATTGGACAATAAAATATCTAACGTATTAGGCGCTGCGTTACCGTATTGGTTAAAGAAACAAATACAGTTAAGATCTCAATACAATAACCAAGCTAATAGAGACGACCTAAACATTTCTTATCTTACGAATCAAACCGCATGGGTAAGATTGGTTTCTTCTATTAATATCAACGGAAAAAATGGAATGGACCAATTGAGCGATGACATGAGTTATTTTAAAAATACTCTTGGAATATCCGACTTAAATAGTCCTGCGGATTTGGCCAAAAAATACATGCTGTTCGGTGGAACTACACAATACATAAACGAGAATCAAAATAAATTACGATTCGGTCTTGGTCAGGACGGTGCTTACGGAATGCTTGGAGAACAGGAGATAAACAAATTCGGTTACAGACCAATGCCAGGTATTACGGACGTTAAGATAGACACACAAGGTAGATTGGGATCGGTTAGAATGGCCACAATCAATTTCAAAGTTTGGGACAAAATGCAGTTGGACATTATGGACGCACTGTACTTCAAGCTTGGATACACAATGTTGTTGGAATGGGGCCACACAGTTTACATAAGTCAAGAAGCTAATTCTGACGTACAGTTTAACTACTCTGAATTCTACGCGATAGATCCTTTCCAACCAGGCATAACTAAAGAGAAGCTTAATTTACAATTGGCTCAAAACTCAAGAAAAGCGCAAGGAAATTACGACGGTATGTTGGGCATAGTTACCAACTTCAATTTTTCTTTTACGCAAGAGGGTGGATACGATTGTAGTTTAAAAATCGTAGGACTTGGTGCTATCGGAGATTCTTTAAAGATAAACAACCCATCTAGTTTACCCGACGTTGTTAAGTCGCAAGTAAGAGCTTATTTGGACTTGATCAATAAAAAACAACAAGAAGCTGCTGCTAAAGCTGCGCAAGATTCCGCTGATGCGCAAAGTGCAGTTTTAGCTGCGGACAAGAAAAACGCAGAAGGATTAGTCACAGGAGATTCTTACGTTGACGCTGTGTATAAAAACAGAGGAGATAGCGATTTTATTTACGCGTACGATTCTAATTCTACCGTAGTATATTCTTCTCAAGGTGCAGCAGAAACTCCGCTAAACCAAAATCAAATACTAAAAAACTTATTCTATTTCAACAATACGTTCGCCGTTCCTCAGGTAAAAAACTTTTTAGCCGGAACCAAAGCTGCAGCGGCTTCTACTACGATGTATTTGAATTTGGATCTGTTGAACAAAGAAGCAAACAACAATAAAATATTCGCTCAAACTAGAGCCAAGGATTATACGGATATTTTAGCGTACAACGAATCGTTAGATTACAAAACTATCAATAGTACTGGCGCTGTAGGATTCGAAACCGGTCTTTACGGTGTAAGATCGAGTAACATAGCAGGCGGACTTCAAGTTACATGGATTCAATATCCTCAAACTTTTAATTCCGGCAAAAGCATTACGTATAGAGCGGAATTAACGATGCCCCAATTCTTAACGAACCAAAGCACTAACAATCGAGTTAATTTATTAAAGCTTAATTACATTAACGGTAATAGCAGCGTGTATTCTTTCTATAAAATTCACGATAAAATAGCTGCAGCGTTAAAGGACTATCAAAATGGTTGGTTCGTAGACTCTGAAGGAAAATACAACGATCGTGCGATAAAAGCGTTCGCGCCTGGAATATACAAGGACACATTAACCAACGATACTCCTACTTTGGGATTATTGTTGTATAAAAAAATTACTGTACCTATACACATCATTATTAGCGATCAAACTAAAAACTCTTCAGGAACTGTATCGGTTAATACTTCAGATCAACTTATAAATTACGATTTGTACATTGGACTAAGACTTAACGACGCTGCAATGATTACTAATTTCATTCAGACCGGTTACGTAGCCACCAAAGACGCGCAATTGGCCGCGATTCAAAGAGAGTTCGATCAAAAGGCAAAACAACTAAACGCGAGCTTACAACCAGGAGAAGCCGCAAATCAAGAATCGGTAGACGCTCAAATAGATTCTTCGTTAAGGTATCAATCTAACTTAGAGTTGGCAATAAAAGCCATAGAGTTGTATTCTTTAACTCAAGCCGTTAACGAGGCAAACTTAGACCTTGGTAGAACTGTAAAGAGCTATTCTTTGTCTACTGATC